GGGTGGCGATCACCCGGTCGGTCTCTGCGTCGTCCTCAGCCGACCCGATGGTCCGGTCGCAGGTCGTGCACCAAAGGTCGCCGTCGACAGTCGCGATGTGCTGCTCCCCGTGCGCCGCCAGCACCTCCGCCGCCTGCTCACGGGGCGTCGGGTCGGTCACGGGGTCACCTCGTGCGTGAGGGTCGGGTCCGTCTTCGACCCGTGACCGCAGAGCGAGCAGGTCCAGAACTCGGGAACCGTCCGGCTGTAGGGGCCGAGGAACGACTCGTGGTGGACCCAGTCGTGGCCGACGCGCTCACACTCGCGCTTGTCGCGGCAGTTGCGGCACAGTAGTTCGTCGCCGATGACCACGTGGTCCGCGTCGTCGTCGTCGTCCGCAATGCTCGCGAGGGCGTCCTCGATCGAGTCGAAGTGGGCCACTCCTGAGTCCTCGAACTGGGACACGTGCTCACCGCAGCCACTGCACTTCGCCGTGATGCAGACGTGATCCAGCGCGGTCGCCCATGACGGAAGCGCGTCCGCCTCTGGCCGGCTCACGCTCGGTGCTGCCAGCAGGTGCTCCCCGCCCGGAAGGCCCGCGAGGTCGATCAACGGAACCGTGCCACATCCGGGCTCGTGACCCATCGGACCGCCGTCACCGCACGTGCAGTGCTGGTGGACCTCGACCAGCCAGTGGCCGTCAACCACATCGGTCGCCTCGCAGCAGGCACTCGGTGCGGCCTGGGGACGGGAGGCGAACCAGGCCAGGGCAGCGTCGGAGAGCGCGAGCCAATGCTGACGGCCCTCGGGTTGCTCACGATCCCATGGCGGGGTCACCCCCCCGATCTCGGAGGCGTCGTGAAGCGCCCGCGCCAGCGCGTCCCGGTCCTCGTCGCTGGCCGTCATGCTCGTCTCGCTCATGTCGTCGTCCTCTCGCTCGTCTCGCTCGGTCTGCTGCTCGTCTGCACCGCATGCGTCGGCTGCTCACGAATGTGCCGAGCCACCGCACGCTCCACCTCCGCCGGTGTGCCCGATGTCGTCCACGGACACGGAGTCCACGGATCCACCAGACACCAGGCGCGGGATACGAGGGCGGTCACGCCGCACCGCCTCTCGTCGCAGCCAACGCAGCCCGCACCACAGCCGCACCGGACGACACGGCCGCCCGATCCGCCTCCGCCTCGTCGGCCCGCAACCCGTCGAGCTCAACCGGCGGCGCGGCCTTCGAATCCGTCACCGCCTCCGCGTCACAGCGCCAGCACCTCGAGCCCCGCTTGATCCGCGGATGACCAGGGATCGAGCAGAACGGCCACGCCGGGTCCGAGGGGCGCTGTGAACGCATGTGGACCGAGGCCGACGTCCAGAACCGGTCCCACGACAGCGCCGCCGGCGTAGCGGCGTCCCGGTCTGCCGCACACAGCGCAGCCGCGCGCATCAGCTCGTCGAGACCGTCGTGCCGGTCGGCCGCGATGGCCGCTCGACACCCCGCGAAGTCGAAGTCCTTGCCGCAGTCATGGGCGATGCGCCGCATGAGCTCTGCGATGCGGACGTGCGCCTCCGAGTCGGACAGGTAGCCGGTCATCATCGGGCCGTCTCCCCGCCCGCGGGGTATTTCCTAACGATCGATGATGAAGGCGAGTCAACTGGAGAAGGGAGCAGGGAGATAGGAGAAAGGAGTAGGCGACGGATTCGGGAACGTTGGTCGTATGGTTCTCCCGAACCTTGGTCCGAACCTTCCCCCAAAGGTTCCCGGCATAGTTGCGACAGGCCCTCGTCGAACGTCATGCGCGACTTCTTGAGGAGGTCGCCGATCGACTTCCACCCGCCGAGATCCGACGTCTTCCGCTTGAGCTTCGTCAGTTCGTCAACCGCGACGGCTCGGAGGACCGAGGATGCGGTGGCTCCGTGGTCGCGAGCCATGGCCTTGGCGATGTTGGGTGTCGCCATGAGACCGTCCCACTTGACGAACGACCGGATCAACACTTCCTCGGTGGACGGGTCGGGCAGGATGAACCGGCCCTGGATCAGCTCCTCGGCGCAGTAGCACACGGCCTCTGGAGTCATGTCCGATGAGAGCGGGGCGATGCGCGCCGGCCGCCAGTCGGCCACGCCGCAGAATGAGAGCGTTGGTGAGGTGAGGAGCGCCACGTAGAGCCACTGTCCGTCGTGCGACAGCGCGCGCCAGTCATCGTCGGACCAGATATCCAGGTGCACGCGGGCGTGGGTGCGGGCCATCAGAACGCCCCCCAGTCGGCCATCTTCTTGGCGTCTCCCTGGATCTTGTCGAGCGAGCGCCATGCGACGCCGCACGTGTACTTCCACTTGTCGCGGTTGGCGACCCTCGTGTTTCGCATCGCGATCTGGATTCCGTCGAGAAGGTCTCCGATCGGAAGGCCGAGCTCGTAGAAGCGCCAGACCGACATCAGCCACTCGTCGTCACGGTCAACGACCCGCTCCGTGTCGGACGTGTAGTGCCAGACACACCACGCCTCGTCGAACTCCCGTACATAGGCGTCGCGCTCTGCCCGTTCGGATGCCCGCTTTAGCGCCGCCGCCTTGATCGCAGCCGCCCACACCACCGCCGATGCCTCGACCTGTGCCACCATCGCCTCGTCGGGGCTGGCGCTCGCCTTGCCGGCGTTGCAGTCCTTGCACGCGGCAACGAGGTTGCTCGGGTCGTCTGATCCACCGAGAGCGACCGGGACCACGTGGTCAACGGTCAGCGCGTTGTCCCTGGATCGGCAGTAGCGGCAGGTGAGCTCGTCACGCCGCAGGACCTCGAAACGTGTACGCTTCGAAACAGCCATTTCAGCGACCCCTAACCGGTCGATGGGTGGTCAGGCCCCGGATGACGCGTTGTCCGACGTGGAGGGCGAGCGGGTCGCGGGTCATGGCAGCCTCGCCGCGTACCACTGCTCGGGCGTCGTCCCGGCCGCTGTGTGCCAGTCGCGCGAGCCGTCGATGGGTCTGTGCATCACAGCGTCGTCGCAGTCGGACTCTGGCGGGCACATGGTGTAGGCGTCTCCGGTCTCGTGGACGATGCCGGGGGTGAGGGTGCAGACCTGGGCGTAGGTCACGGTGGTGCAGCCGCAGCCGGTCATGCGGACCACGCGGCTTCCACGGCCTGCGCGTCCATCCGCGCCCGCCAGTCACCCAGTGCAGCGTCGGCCCGCTCCCGCCAGCCACATAGAGCAGCGTCGGCACGGTCCAGCCGGGTCGCGTGCTCGACGTACCGCTGCGCCTGCCGCTGGATGAAGACGCTCGCCTCGCGGGCACCGTCCCGGCGGGCACGGTAGAGCTGACGGCGACGCAGGTTGCGACGCTGACGCAGGTACTCAGCCTGCACGTCCGGGCCTGTCACTTCGCCATCCCCTTCACGGCGCGTGCCGCATCACCCAGGAGTCCCGGATCAGCGGTCAGGGAGTCGACACGGGCCGGGCTGATCTGTGCGACACGGACCACGCCCGCGTCGTCAAGACGGACCCGCCACACACCCTGGGTGAGGACTGGTGGGGTGGCCGTGGTGGTCATGCGGCCATCGCCGTAGCCCGCACGTCCAGCAACCATCGGATGGCTTCGGCGGCCTGCTGAGGTACGACGCCGTTCCCGAGCGCCTTGAGCGTGTCGTTGCGGGTGATGCCGGGAACGTCGGTCACCCACCCGTCAGGCAGTCCTTGCATCCACTCGACGAAACGCGGGGAGAGGCGTTGGGCACCGCCCTTGCCGGTCGGCTCGGTGGGCGATGGTGCGGGTCGGGTGATGGCTTCCCAGCGGGCGATGGCGGGCGCGTACTGGCCGAAGTCGACGGACTGGCGCACGGTCGCGTCGGTGAGCGTCGTTCCATGAGTGCCGGTCGTGTCGGGGTTGCCCCCGCTCGCCTTGGAGTCCATCGCGGTAGGCGTTGGCAGCAGTACCGCGCTCGGCAGCATGAGGTCTCCGGACGAGCCGCGCTGGTGCGGGCCACCCTTCGTGCCGTCCGTCGCGCGCGGCGTCGGCAGCAGGCTCACGGCGGTGCGCAGGTCTGCCCCGCCGGTGCCATGCTCGCCCGCACCGTTCGTGTCCGAGACGGTCGGCGTCGGCAGCAGCCGCAGCGCCTCCACGGACAGGCTGTTCCCGTGCCCGTTGCCGTTGCCGTGCTCGGCGCGCATCCTGGCGGTCCACTCGTCCCACTCGTCGGGCATGTACGCGGCACCCATGTCGTTGACGGCGGGGGTGGGTAGTAGCGCCCCGGTGTCGGACTGCGGCCAGGTCAGCGCCCCGGTGTCGGACTGCGGCCAAGCGAGGATGAAGACCCGGAAGCGCCCATGCGGGGCACCCACATCGGCAGCACGAAGGCCGACCCACGCCGCGTCAAACCCGAGCTCGGCCAGGTCTCCGAGAACAGCTCCGAGTGCTCGCAGAGGAGGTTCCCCGTCTGCGGCACCTCCCATGCACCACGGGCACGGCTCCACGTCGCTATCGGCCTGGGCACTGAGCAACCCCCTCACGTTCTCCGCGACGACCAGGCGCGGCCGCAGCGTGTCGATGGCGTCGGCCATACGGCCCCACAGGCCGGTGCGTGTGGTGGCTCCGAGTCCGGCGCGCTTGCCGGCGTGCGACACGTCCTGGCACGGGAAGCCGCCGGTGAGGATGTCGATGGGCTCGACCTGCGACCAGTCGATGCGGGTGATGTCCCCGTGGTTGGGCACGTCGGGCCAGTGGTGGGCGAGGATGCGCGACGGAGCCTGCCGCTCCCCGCCCTCCGGGTCGTACTGGCTGAACCACACGGGGCGGGCGGTCGGGAACACCATCGACACGGCTCGCTCGAGGCCGCCGTAGCCTGCGAACAGGGCGCCGACTCGGAGGCTCATCGCTTCGTCTCCTGCATGATCCGGGCGATGTCGGCTGCGAGGACGATGGCGAGGGTGACGACGGCACCGGTTGCGACACCGAGGAGGTAGGCGGTCACGGCTGGACCCCCAGCGCGGTGGCGATGGCGCGGACGGTGCGACAGGGCCACTCGACGGCGTACTCGTCGCACGCCTCGCACCCGGCGCAGTACGGCTCGATGCTCCTGTAGCCAAGCGGCGTGTAGCCCACAGAGTTGCCGTCGCCCGGCACGTGCAGATCCAGCACGGCTCGCAGCGCCTCGATGGTGGCCGGGAGTGCGGTACGGGACGCGGTGATGAAGGCGGCGTCGGCCGACACCACACAGTCGGCAACCTCACCCTCGCAGCTCTGGACGATGGTCGCGCCGATCGTCTCGTCGACCGCCCACGGCCCCTCGGTCGCCTTCTCTGCCAGTGCGGCCCACTGGTCCAGGCGGTCCGTGAGCGCGGTCATCCGAGGAACCGGCACAGCAGCGCGGTCATCGCTGGCCCCCGTACATAACGGCGTCGTAGACGTCGCGCGCCCACTCGGCGTCACCCATCGCTGTGTGCCGGCGGTCGGTCGGCGGTTCGACTCCCACGAGGCGGGAGATGTCATCGGAGTTCCACGGCGGCTCGACGCGGGTGCCCTTGGCGGCGAGGTAGCCGACAGCCAGGTTCTCGACGTCGATCAGGTGGTAGTGCCACGGTGGGGTGCGCCAGTCCAGGAGGAGGCTGAGGCGTTCGGTGTCGAAGTTCGGCACGGCTCCGACGATGTGCGGCCTTCCCTCGTCGTTCCCGGCGAGGAAGTTTGCGATCGTGTTCGCGGCTGACACCTTCGACGTTTCGCGGCCGTGGGACGGGAAGCGCGCATAGTGGTCGTCGCGGAACGACTGTGGGAGCCGGGCGCACTTCTGCTCGTCGTGCTCGACGAACAGGTGCAGCGTCGTCTCGGTGCCGTCCTGCTCGCGGCGGATCGCGGCGAACTCCCAGATGTCGTCCGTGAGCGCGAGGCCGGTGGTCTCGGTGTCCAGGAAGACGAGCGCGCTCATCGCTGGCCCCCGTCCTGCTGGGCCAGTGCGTCGAGCTCAGCCACGCGCTGCTGGATGACGTCGCGCCAGTCCGGGTGCGCCTGCCACCACTCGCGGAGGACGGCTCGGTCGGTGCAGGTGGCAACCGTCTCGTCAGTGGGCGCGGACGACTCTTGCGCTCGAGGGGCGGGTGCACTCTCGGTCAGCGGCTCGACGTGCCACTTCTGCTTCCGGCCCGCGCCAGCCGCCCGGATTGTCACATCCCGGGCCTTGTCGATGTGCGACAGGTGGCTGATCCGCACACCACCAGTCCGCTCCCTGCCGAACATCACGTCCGGGTCGTTGTAGACGGTCACGCGATGGCCGACCCACGCCTTGGCGTCGGTGCCCCAGCACGCGGCGAGCACGTCGAGCATCCCCTTGCTGGGTCGCCACACGCGGTCGAAGTCGACCAGCCGGATCTCGGCCACCTTCTTGCCCTCGCGCGTCCCGAGCGCAGAGCCTGTGTCGATCGTGAAGGTGCGCGGCTTGACCAACTCCACCGCGTCCAGCTGGTCACTCGTCGGCGCGAGTGCCGGTGTGATGTCCATGTCAGAACTCGATTCCTGCCGTGTCGTAGTCGATGCGCTCGGTGCGGACGAGGCCCAGGACGGCGCGCTCGTAGTCCGCGATGTGCTGTGCGGCGGTCTCCTCGAACTGGGTGACGGCCTGTGTGATCGCCTCGTGCCACCGCTCGTCGGGCTCGACGCGCTGACGCCACATGGGCATGCCGTCGCGGTAGGAGAGGTAGTCGCACCAGGCGCGGCCGGAGACGAGGAGCCCGGCCTGGATCTGTGCCATGTGCTCGCCGGGGACATGGCCGGACAGGATGATCTCGACGTGTCGCTTGGGTGCGTGGCTCTTGATCTCGATGAGTCCGTCGTCACCGACGAGGCCATCAGGGGAGTAGCCGAGCCGCCACCCGTCCTGCTCGCGGACCATGAACCCGCACTCGGCCACAGGGGCGTAGTGCTCGCGGTAGATGGCTCGTGCGACGGGCTCGTCGACGACGCCGCGCCACATGTCGCGGGACTGGTAGGTCTCCTCGACGCGGCCGTTGATGCGTTCGGCGACGAGTTGCCACACGAGCGCGCGGCTCTTGTCGTTGCTGGCGACCTTGAGTGTGGGTGTGACGAGCTGGCCGACGGTGGATGCGGTGAGGATGCCGCGACGCAGCGCCAGCCACTCGTCCGTCCGCTGCTCGACGTCGTAGACGTGCAGGCTCACAGCCCCTCCTCCTCGTCGTCCATGGCGGCGTTGGAGCACCAGTCGCACACGCCGTAGTGCAGGTCGGCCCGGTCGTAGCGCTCGCCGCAGATGTCGCAGCGGCGGGTGTCGTGACGCTCGGTGCGCAGGGAGTCCTGGAAGTCCTCGCTCATCAGTCCCACCCCCAGCAGCCGCAGTAGTAGGAGTCCTCGGCCCTGTCCGGCTGGTGCCGGAAGAACGGCAGCGACCACGAGGAGGGGACCGGGCCTGGCTGGACGCGCCAACCCACTCCGGGGCGACCTTCGGAGTGGCGCCCGGAGTTGTCGTATGAGCACCTGGCGACACGGCCCGTCAGGTCGGGCGCGGGCTTCGTCTCGCGGGTGTCGTGGATGATGCACACCGGAGCGCCAGCCAGGTCCCGGGTGGCGATGCGGCACCCGCACGCCATGAACTCGACGTCGCTCATCGCCGCGCCTCGATCCGGTTCAGCTCGGCCACTGCGTCGTCGAGGCGACCGCGTGCGTGGATCACGACGTCGATGTGCCCGTCCGGGTTGTGCCGTGCCGAGAACCACTCCCGGGCGGCCACGATGACGGCGCGCTCTGCCTCACCGATCTGGCTGACCCATGCCGCCAGGGAGGGCTCCGCAGGGGCTGGGGTCCTGGCGGCCGACAGGTCGGAGCCCGGTCGGAACGGGTCGGTGCCTGCCGGAGACTCGCCCGGCCCCTGCGGAGGTGTGATGTCAGGGACGACGGTCAGGGAACCGACGCGAAGGCCGTAGCGGCCGACATCGACTGGTCCGATGGCATTGATCTCGCCCCGCTCGATGACGATCGCGTCAGCAGGCACGACCTTGTGGGCGGCGTCTCTCGGCTCGCCCTCGCGGAACACGTCCCAGTTGCCGTTGATCGCCACGCACGGGTACACCCGCGGGTACTCGTCGTCGCTCACTTCACCGCTCCGTTCTCGGTTCCGAGTGCTCGCAGGCTCGACACAGCACCGGCCATGACCGCCTCGACGCCGGGCCACGTCGCCGGGTCCGACAGGTCGAAACGGAAGATCTGCTCACTCGCGGCGGCGATGATCTGCCGCTCACGAGCCACCCGAACCGCCCGCTGCTGCTCCGGCGTCATCCCACGTGACGCCCACCCCCACCACGGGCGCGTCATCGCTGACCACCCAGCCACGACGCCAGCAGCGCGTAGTCCTCAGCCGAGAACGGGTCGGCGTCGATGTCGCCACGAAGCGCGTCGACCTGACCCGTCACCAGCGCCCACTCGTCCGGCGTCGCACACCCGGCCGAGATCGCGTCACGAGCGGCCTCACGGTCACGCTCAGCACGACGAGCCGCGTACTCGTCGGGGCTCATCGGGTCGCCCGCAAGTGACGCACAGCCGCCCGCTTCAAGCTGCGACGAGCCGCCGAGCGCCGCTCGGCACGTAGCGCGGCACGACGAGCACCGGGGATGCGCAGAGGCGCGGTCACAGCGAGAGCCCGTCAGTGCGCGGAACCGACAACGCCTCGATGGTCTGCCTGATGGTCACGTACTCCCGCAGCAGACGGTCGCGCTGTCCGGTGAGCGTCAGCACCTGCACGATGGTCTCGATGCCGGTGTCGTCCATCAGCGCCTTGGCGGCAAGGTCAGATCCGGGTTCGTCCTTACGGTCGGCGAGCTCACGGACCCGCTTGTTGAAGTCGTCGTGCTCAGCGAGCCTGTAGAGGGTGTCGAGCAGGTCGTTACCGACCCTCACCATCCGCTCGCGCGGGTCCGTCATCATGCTGGACATCCGGGTTACCCTTTCCTTGTCGGGCGCCTCGGCCGGGACCGCATCCCAATGGCCGAGGCGCTTGGTTGTGTTGCTGCTAGGACTGGACGAGCTCGGCCGGGATGGGCTTGAGCAGCCGCCACACAGGCGAGCGCTTCGCACCGTTCCGAGTCCGGGTGTTGCCGTTCACGGCGAGGCGACCCGTGTTGACCGCCAGACCCTTGACGCGCGCCAGGTTGAACACGGAGCCGATCTGCGCCTGAACGACCCACGGCGGCAGGTGTCGGCGCACGGTCGCGGCGGTGAACATCCCGTGGTCCTCCGCAGCAGCCGTGTTGATCGCCACACGCACGGCCTCACGCGAGTCCCGGTCGATCGGCAGCCACTTGCTGTCGAGCGCGTGCATCACGTCGTCGAACGAGTCCTGCACGGCGGCGGTCATCGCACACCCGCATCCGCGCGCATCTCCGACAGTTCGAGGAGCAGCGCCCGACACGCAGACGCGCCATGACGCACGATCGCCAGCGACTCCCCCGGCCACCTCGACGCGAAGCCGTCGGCCATGGTCAGGACCTCGCCGCGGCGCCAGTTCACCTCGGTGTAGATCGAACCGCCCAGCAGCACGACCGGACGCAGCACGTCGTCGACCACGCCCTGGGTGGCATCGCGCGGCGGGAAGTAGGCGGTCATCGGGACCTCGCGGCGGAACGCTTCTCGGTCGGCAGCGACTCGAACCATGACCGGAGGTCGGCTGGCGCGATGAGCGGCTTCGTACCGGCGTAGTGCGCGGTCAGCGAGCCGTCTGCGATGGCGTCGCGCAAGGTCCGGTCGGAGAGCCCGACAGCGGCGGCGGCGTCCACGAGCGGGAGCGAGATCGGCTCGATGGTCATCGCACGACCTCCAGCGGGAGCGCCGGCAGCTCTGCGTCGAGCGGTTCGGTGCCGCCCAGGTGCTTGTGTAGCCACGAGAGTCCCTTGCCGGTGATGCGCACCTGCGGCTCGGCAACCATCTCCTCGCCAGTCCGGTGGTGGCGGTAGGTGCGCGCCCGGGATCGCACGTAGCCGACCTCGACGACCCGCTGGTAGGGCGTTCCGGTCTTGTCGAGCCAGCCGATCTGCCGGAGGTACTGCGCGAGGCGGTTCTGCCCGGTCTTGATCGACTCGTCGCGGTCGAGGATCTGTGCGGCGTCGCGCAGGCTGTAGTCGCCCGTCGCCTCGGCGAGGGTCTGCCATGCGCGGGCTGGCGGCTCGAGGATGGCGACTGCCGCCTCTGCCTTCTCGGCCCGCGCCTCGGCTTCGATGACCCAGCGGGCCAGGTCGGAGCGTGTGATCTGCGCGACATCGGCCGGGCCGTAGTGCCCGGTGCGGCGGATGCTCGGCAGCACCTCGGTGGTGACCCAGCGGCGGAACTCCCGCGCCTCGGGGCGGCGGGACTGGAAGATCAGCTCGTACAGGCCTCCCTCGTTGACGGTGCTCGCGGCCTGCGTCCGTCCGAGCGAGTCGATGACGTCGGCAGTACCGACCCCATCGGAGTCGACGCGGCTGAGCGCGTCGCGCCCGTTCGTGATGCCGAGCACCGCGGTGACGTCCTTGGCGACGAACCACGGCTCTCCGTGCTCGTCGAGCACCACCCGGATGGCCTGGCCGTGGAACGCGTGCTGGATCAGGGCGGTTGACATCAGGCCACCTTCACTGGAACGCGGACGCTACGTCCGCTGACGGCGGATGCAGAAGCCACGAAAAGGATCTCGGTGGGGACCGAGAGCGCCTCCGCGATGCGCACCGCAAGCCGCGGCGTGCAGGTGTTCTTGCGACCGGAGGTCAGGTGGCTGACGAACGACTTCGAGCAGCCGGCGTAGCGGGCGAGCTGCTCGTAGGAGAAGCCGCGCTGGTCGATCAGCGCCCTCAGCGTCTGCGCTGACGTGAGCCTCATCCACGTTCCCTTCGGCCATCGTGCGGTGTGCTGCTGCACTGCGGTGATCCTCTCTAGGTAGACGCCTCGGTGTCAACTGACTGCGGATGATTCTTGCCGGGTTGGTAGACGACTGTCAAGAAGTTACACACGTGTCGTTCCGCAGCCTGCGGACTTGCGGCAGACTGACGCCTCTCGGTTGGTAGACGTTTCTTGGCGCGGAGCGCCCTTGTGGCGGTAGACGGGTCGGTATCCACGGACTTGCCACCGCTCCTAGCGTCGGGAGGGTGGTGACATGGGCATGCTGTGGGACCTCATCCAGGGACACCTGGACCAGTACGGCGTCCGCGACGCGGCGCTGGCTCGGCGCATGGGCACGTCGGCGCAGACGCTGAACTCATGGAAGAAGCGAGGCCTGAAGCGACCGCCTGAACCGTGGCTGCTGGTCGCCGCCGCACGGGAGATCCAGGTTGAGTACGAACGGGTCCTCGACGCGGCCTTGGTCGACACCGGGTACCGCTCTCGGAGCGCGTACCCGCCGCCGGCGCGGATGTTCCCCTCGCGGCGCGATATCGACGCGCTCCGCGGCGCCGCCGAGCGGACGCTCGACGCCTACGGGGGAAAGCTCGACAGGGTGGCGATCGTCGCCGCGGCGATCGAGGGCGGCATAGAGATGATGCTCGCCGGCGACTCGCTAGCGGTGGCGGCGCGCAAGGGTCTCGCCCTCGCCCTGGCGAGCCGCGGCATCGAGCTCGTCGACCCGCCCGGTCGACTCGTAGTCGATAGCGGCGAGCCCATCACTCCAACGAGAGAGCCCGCTGAACCATCTGGTCGAGCACGTCATCCCTGACCGCCACTGGTAGGCCGGCGCGGACGAGCGCGATCCGCTCGGCACCCACCCAGCACCCCTCGTGGCGCATCCCGGGCACATCGATGAGAGTGACCCCGAGCGCGGCCAGCACGTCCTCCACGCCGACACCCGTGCCCGCGAGTGGCTGACCGGACGTCCGCGACCGGGGGCTATGTCACCGGCATCGGCAGATGGGACATTCGACATGAGGGGGTGTCGCGCGAGCCTCGGGTACACCGTCGGGTACACCGACCCGGCGCGGTACGGCCTATGTGGCGAGGTCAGACACGGTGGGCCCCGTGGGGATCGAACCCACAACCCGCGGATTAAAAGTCCGTCGCATGGTACCCTGAGACGAGCGCTGATGAGGTGAAAGCACAGGTCAGAGCGGGTGCCGTGCGGTAGTGTTCCGAACTGCTCCGGCATATGCCGGGGTACACCTTGGGTACACCTACGGAGGTGTGATCCGTGCCGTCAAAGACCAAGCGCCGCGACGCCGGGGCCGGGGCGCTTTTCCAGGACTCCCGTGGGCTGTGGACCGCCCGCGTCGAACTACCGCCCGGGCCGGGCGGGAAGCGCCGCGTCAAGGTCGTGCGGTCCCGGTCGAAGGACGTGGCAGCCGACAAGCTCAAGCGGCTGAACGCCGACCTCGGGCGCTACGGCGACCTGCCCACGTCGTCACCCACGGTCGCCACCTGGATGCCGCTGTGGCTGGCACAGAGCGCTCCCGGGCTCAAGCCGCGCACCGCGGAGACGTACCGCGGGTACAGCGAGCGCTACATCGTGCCCATCCTCGGCAAGGTGCGCCTCGAGCGGCTCTCTCCCTCGCACGTGTACCACCTGCGCGACACGATCACGAGCCCCAAGCCGGCGGGGCTCGGGCTGTCCACCACGACGGCCCTCCAGGCGCATCGCATCCTCACCGTGGCTCTGCGAGACGCAGGGCGAGCCGGTCTGGTGACGAAGAACGTCGCCGACAAGGCGCACACCGACGCGCCCCGACGGGCCGTTGCCGTGCGTCCCGCGCTGACGGCCCACGACGCGCGCGAGCTGCTGTCGTCCGTGGATGACGACGAGCGGGCGAGTCTGATGTGGGCCCTCGCGCTGACGGCTGGGCTGCGTCAGGGGGAGCGGCTGGGCATCACCGTCCCAATGCTCGACCTCGACGTCCCGATGCTGACCGTGGCGTGGCAGTTGCAGCGGCTCTCCTGGCGGCATGGGTGCGACCCCGACTGCGGACGTAAGCGCGGCTCCGAGTGCCCTGGTCGGTCGGTGTTCATCCCGCCCGACCAGGAGGCGCGGCACGTGTCCGGCGGCCTGTGGCTCACGCGCCCCAAGAGTCGAGCCGGATGGCGGCAGGTCCCGCTCCTGCCGCGCGTAGCCGACCGACTGTCCGCGTGGATCGACACGCACCCTCCAGGCCCAGAGGGACTGGTCTTCGGGGTGACAGACCCTCGCGACGACGCCGAGGCATGGGATGCCGCCCTGCGCCAGGCGGACCTGCCGGATGTCCCCCTGCACAGCGCCCGCCACACCTGCTCGACTCTGCTAGCCGACCTGGGGGTGGACGAGCAGACCCGGATGCAGATCCTCGGGCACTCGTCGGCGACCGTGACGCGCGGGTACACCCACATCACCTCGGAGGCGGCTGCACGGGCCGTCGCTGCCCTCGGGGACCTTCTGTCCCCGCGTCGCCAGATCGGCCACTGACCGCTCGCCGCCGGCACGGCCTCGACGACGAGCTGTGATCGCGCGGAGGATTCACCCGGTCGGGCGACAAGACCCTCTTGTCATCCCGCCGTGCGCATGACAAGATTGTCTTGTCAGCGGGAGAGCGGATCGGACGATGAGCGAGCAGCGGATCACCTTCACCAAGGGCGACGAGGGCCAGTGGATGCTCAAGGTCCCGGCCGACCAGTGGGTCGAAGGCGCCGAGGCGGTCGCCACCCGTTCGAACGGCTCGACCACCCGGGTCCGGCTCGGCGACTGGTTCGAGCAGATGGACGGCGGCGCCTTCCTCATGGTCGCCTTCGAGTCCCTGGACCCCAAGCCGGCGACAGCGAGCCGCAAGCCGCGCCAGAGCAGCGAGACCTTCACCCGCGCCCAGGCCATCGCCTTCCGCAACGGCCACTACGGCCGCTCGACGAGCCGCCGCCACGCCTGCATCACCGGCGGCAACTGCTCGTCCGTCGGGTCCGGCCGCTCCTGTGGCGGCTACGACTGCGACGCCGACTGACCCCCCCCGCGACCGAACCGAACGGAGCACGCGCCATGACTAGCCACCTGAACCCCGACACCCCGGTCGGCATCCGCGAGATCGCCTCCGCGCTCGGGGTCGAGCGCAACACCGTCGACCAGTGGCGCACGGGCCGTCGCGGCGGCATGCCCGACCCGGACTGGACGGTCGGCGGACGCCCCGCCTGGCACTGGGCCACGATCCGCACCTGGGCGATCCGCACCGGCCGCTTGGTTGCCGGAGCCGAGGACCCGGTGACGCTGTGGGTCGAGCCGACGTGGCCTGGCGGGTGGGCCGACCAGGTTCGCTGTGATCGGCTGCTGCGCAACGTGGGGTTCGCCAACCGTGCCATCGGCGTCGCCGGGCTCGGCATCGGATGGACCCCGATCGCCCACCAGGAGATCCCGGACGGCACCGAGCCCGACGCGTTTCTGGCGGCCATGCTCGACGCGCACCGCGACGAGCTGGTCGCGCAGATCGATGCCGCCCTCAACCTCACAGGCACGGTCTTCGTCGAGTGGCAGACCGACGGCGCCGGCAGGGCCGCCGCAGTCCTGCGGCCCGTCGCGCGCACGGATCGCGGGCAGGCTCACCCAGGCACGATGCGCGGCGGGATCGGTTTCCGCGGCGAGATCCGCGACTTCGACGACACCGGCGACGACGTTGCCGTCTCGGTCGCCACGGACTTCTTCGAGCGTCTGCCGGAGTTCACGCACGAGGCCCGCGCACAGGCCGAAGATCGCCTTCTGACCCGGGCTGGACTGACCCGAGCTGACGTGTTCGCCACGATCGCCGCTCTTGAACGCACCGACGGCAACCTCGCGCTCCCCGACTTCCCGATCTTGCCGACCGACCTCAGCCGCGGCTGACCCCAACCTGGCCCCCGGGCGCACGAAAGCGGCCCCACCCTCCCGAAGGAGAGTGGGGCCGCTTTCGTGCGCCCGCGCCGGGGTTAGCCGATGTCGGCCGCCACGTCGAGCCGCAGGTAGCCGGCCGTGGGGTAGGTGGTGATCTTCCCGGCGCGGGTGACCTCGACCTCGACATCCCAGGGGCCGACCGCGAGGGTGCCGGTGAGGGTGTGGCTCAGGGTGCCGGCGGCCGCGTCGGTGACGGTGTGCGCAAGGACGGTGGCGGTGTCGGCGGTGCCTGTGGGTCTGGCCAGGACGCGGATCGTGGCGCCGGTCAGGTCCACCGCCGCACCGTCGCTGGTGACGGCGATGGTGATGTCGTGGGTGTCACCGTGCTTGACCTGGGTCACGTCAGGGCCGCCTCTCCTCGGGTGGTGGTGATGGTGGCTGTGGCGACCGGGGCGGTGAGCGTGGCCGAGGCGACCGGGGCGGTGACGCTCAGGCGCCCGACGGGCGCGTTCAGGGTGACGGTGGCATGGTCGGGCGGGGGTTTGGCATCGCCCAGCGAGGCGGCGACGACGGGCAGCGGGCCGACGAGCGTGCCCGGGTTGGTCGTCGTCCCGCCGGTGTCCGCGGAGAGCATCGGGGCGGCCGCGGTGATGCTTGCCGGGTTCGTGCTCTGCCCGCCAGCCGCGACGACGACCAACGGCGCGACCGAGGTCATGGCGGCGGGGTTCAGACTCGTCCCGGCGAAGGTCGCCGCGGTCGGGGGCAGGCCGGCGGCGAGTGTGCCAGCGATCATCGTCTGATCGGACAGGGCACTGGTCGTGCGCGGCTGGTTCGCGGCGAGTGACGCGGGGTTGGTCGCCGTGCCGACGATCGCAGCCGTCGGAACGGTGACTGCTGCCCCCAGGCCGGCCGGGTTCGTGCCCGCGCCCGAGACGGCGGCGGCAGGCGTCGGGAGGGCGGTTGTCAGGACCGCCGGGTCTGTTGCCAATCCCGCCAGCGCCGCGGCCATGAGCGCCACGGATGCTGCGACGCTCGCCGGGTTGATGCTGGTCCCCGAGGCGTTCGCGACGATGCCCGGCAGCGCGGCCGAGAGCGTCCCCGTGACACCGGCGCCGGACGAGAAGGCGATCGTGGAGTCGAACTCGATCCACGGGTCCAGGCTCGTCGTCAGCCCGGGCGTGCGGGCGTAGTCGGCCGTGGCTGCCGGGTCGCCGATGGTCAGCGTCGCGGTGTAGTTGGTGGCGACGCTGTTCTCGTTGCGTGACCCCAGCTCGACCACCAGCCGGTCGCCGTCGACGCAGGTGTAGGGCGTCAGGGCGGTCACGGGGACGGTGCGTGTCGAGGCGGTGGTGGCGAACTCCGAGCCCCACGCGTCGGCCACCGTCGTCGAGTTGATGAAGCCGGCGGCGGGGGCGTAGAGCACGGCGCGCTCGGTCAGCCCGTCACTGGACACCACGCGCACGACGAGGGCCAGGGAGGCGTTGGCCGACGTGGAGGACTCGCGCGCCAGGATGACGCCCGAGACGTTGCCGCCGATGGTCTGTGCGGCCAGAGGTGCGCTGACGAACTGCGCGAGCGGGTTCTTGGCGGGGTTGGAGGTGACGGCCTCGGCGTGGGAGGCCGTCGCCAGAGCCGTGTCCGACTTGGTGGTGACCAGCGGGAAGCGCGGCTGGGTGCCGTCGACCAGGCTGCCCGTCCAGGCCCCGCCCCAGGCCGGGGACACGTCCGGGGCGCCTGCGGACGGCAGGTAGAACCGGGTCGGCACGTCAGCCCCCGACCGTGTCTCAGGCCACAGGCACGGTGATCGTCGGCACGCCCAGGTCCACAGGGACGCCCAGGGTGATCGTCGTCGAGCCGAGCTGCATGTCCCCGCCGCCTCCGGTCGCCGTCACAGCGCCGTCCAGCACGGCGGTGCCCCCGGACTGCTTGAGGCGGAAGTGTCCCGCGACGCCGCCCGCGGTGGGAGAAACGCTGGCCGGGTCGGCCGCGGTGAGCACGCCGCCCGTGGACGTGAACGAACCCGAGATCGTGATCGCCACCAGGAGCGTGCCGGATGCGACCGTCTCGGGGGTCGCGGGCTTCGCGCCGGAGCGGATCTCGATGATCGAGCCCGCGCCGATGTAGGTCGCGAGCGCCGCGCCCTCCGCCTGTGCGCGGCGGCAGAGACGGTCAGAGCCATGACTTCTCCCTCAGTCGGTGAACTCGTCGGTCAGCCACCTGCTGGCGGCCGACGTGGTGAGTCGTGGGGTGGGCGGCACGAACTCCGGGCTCAGGTCGAGGCTGACGCGCACGGCCCGCTCCGGTTTGCCCTCGGCGCGGGCCAGACGCACGACGAGATCGGCCACGATGGTGCAGCGGTCCGCGCAGGGGTCGGGCATCAGGACTCGACGGCGTGCTTCGGCTTGTCGATCACGGTGACCCGGGACGGCAGGCTCTTGACGAACGCGAGGAGTGCGGTGACCAGACCGATCACCGGCTCGGCCAGGTCGAGCGCAGCGGTCGCCAGTGAGGTGGCCTCGTCGGAGGTGGCTTGGTCGACCGCGCCGAGCACCACGAGCAGGCCGAAGACGCCCGCGACGACTCCGTAGATCTTGTTGCGAAGAGACTGGGACACGGCGATGACCTCCTGGGTCAGTTGGCGATGAGCGGGACGATGTACAACGCCGCCATGACCGTGGCGACGACGAGGGATGCGACGGCCCACCACGGGGCGCGGCGCTGGTCGGCCTTGGTGTCGACGGCCTTGATCTCGCCATCGAGCACCGTGGTCTTCGTGTTCAGGTCGGTGCGGAGCTGGCCGATCTCGCGGCCCTGTGCCTGAAACCGGTCATCGACGGCTTGGTTGCGTTGCAGCCACTCGCCGCGGCCGACGAGTTCGGCACGGTGGATCGCCAGGTCCGAGCGGACGCCCTTGACGTCCTCGCGCAGGTCGTCAAGGCGGGCCGCGACCACGGCCAGCGTGATCTCGTCGGGCGGCTGCTGCGGGGTCACGGGGTGGCCCCCAGCACCCGTCCGAGCAGCCGCACCGGCTCCATCAGCGTCAGCGACACCAGCGCCACCGTCAGCAGCCACGCGGCGACCATGAGCACCAGGACAGCCACGGCGACGGCCAGGTGGTGACGCACGATCATGCCTGGGCCAGCGTGGCGAGGAATCGGCGCAGGTCGTCGCGGCCTCGGGCTGTCGTCTGGATCGGGTCGGCCTTGATGCCGGAGATCTCGACGATGACCGTCTTCGCGTCCTGGGACGGCACGCCGACCATCGCCGCCCGGTCCAGGTCGACGAAATACTGCGTCGGGTCGCCGGCGGCTTGCACGAATCTAGGTCCAGCCATGAGGGCCTCCACGAGGGCGTCGATCGGGTCGGGGACGGTGATGGTCGGTGCGGTCGGGACGCTCGTCGCGGTGGTGGCCGTCACGGTGCCGGTGCGCAGGTCGACGCCCCGGACCCGCAGCGCAGGCTCGGGGTCCACGGCCCGGTCGGTCGAGGCGAACCCGTCGCCCGACAGCAGGAACGTCGCGGAGGGGAACCACTCGAGGTGCAGGTGGACGCCGACCGTGATGGCTGTCGCGCTGTTGCCCATGAGGCCCAGGACGCTGCCCGCCGACACGCTGCGGCCCTTGACGGCATCGACGCGGGCCAGGTGCTGGTAGGTCGCCGTGGTGCCGTCGCCGTGGCGGATCGCGATCCATCGGCCCCGGTAGGCGTTCCAGCCGGTGGTGAGCACCTGGCCGTCACCCATGGAGCGCACCAGCCAGTCGGTGCCACGCCCCCCGATGTCGACGCCACGATGGAAGGTGCTCGCGCCGGGGATCGTCGTCGTGCGCGGGCCGAAGCCGTCGGTGACGTAGCCGCCGACCACGGGCAGGGACCAGGACATCATGCGCCCCTTGTCACCAGCTGCACATCGATCCGGTCCCCGGTCGTCCAGGCGAATGGGATTGTTGAGGTGATCGCCGACCCGTCACTGGAGCGCCACAGCTGCACGGCCGTTCCTGACGCGGTGCAGAAGAGCGGGACGCGAACGCCGGCCGAGGCGTCGAAGGCCAGCCCCTGTCCGCAGAGCACACCCGCAATCGGGCTGCTGTTGAAGGGGAGGTTGGACATGAACAGGGCGCTGACGGAAAGAGCCGAGGTCGAGCCGAGCGTGAAGTGCGCCTCGATGAAACCGGTCGAGCCAAAGGACTTGAAGAATCCCTGGATCATCCCGTTGCCCACCGTGGCGTTGGTCAGTCCCGGCGTGAATGTGGTCCACGCGCCCATGTCCGTCGTGCTCTGAACCCACCCGGACCCGTCGTTGCGTTCGAGCACCCCCGTGTCGAGGCGGTCGACGATGACCGGCGCCGCGGCGGGCGCACGTCCAGCGGCCACCAATGCGGCGTACACGGTGTCGCGTTCGGTGGCGTTGGCGACGGGGATGATGTCGTGGATCGACAGCGACAGGTCGAGGAGGTTCTGCCGGCGCATGCCGTCGGTGCCCGCCGGGACGGTGTGCTTTGCGGCGTCGGTAGCCACTGGGTGCCTCCTAGATCGTGGGGTCTGTCGTGGCCGCCGGTGCGGGCAGCGTGTCGCCGTGGGCGGTGTGCCAGTCGGTGTGCAGCGCCTCGTCGGCGACGACCGCTCCGCACAGCGCGCAGATGGTCCACATCACCGGCGCCTCCCCTCGTCAGGCCGGACGGGTGTAGGTGACGGCGAGGGCCATGCCGTCGCCGTTCCCGGCTCCGGCGCAGGCGCTGTAGGTCAGGCCGACGAGGGCCAGGCCCTTGACGGCCCCGGTGCGCATGGCCTCGCGGACGGTCGCGGGCAGGGACACCCAGGCGTCCATGCCGGTGGCGGTGTCCCCGGACGAGGACGGCGCCCCGGCTGGTTGTGTGCCGTGCGGGGAGCCCTGCACGGTCACGGCGGGCGACCCGGAGGCGAGCCCCACGTTGCGGATCGCCACCTTCACGTCGTCGATCGAGGTGGCGCCGAGGTTGACGAGCTGGTCGCCGTAGGTCGCCAGGCCCTTGAGCGACCCGGAGCCGAAGGCGTCGCCCTGGTAGAGCGTCGAGCGTCCGCCGTAGCGGTCGACGTTCCAGCGGTCCCAGGCCGACCGGGTGGAGCGCCAGGTGCCGGACCACTGAGGTCCGATGACGGTCGTCACCTGGACCGGGGCGGGCGGCTCGGGCACGGGCGGCGGGGTCTGCGACTGGTCAGCGATGGCGGACGGGCCCAGCACCAGGATCGGCGCGCCCCAGTCGTCCAGGGCCACCCACACCGCCCGCGGGAGGGTCCCGTAGGTGCCCGCCAGGAACGGCAGCGTGAGGGTCGCGCCGTCGAGGGTCACGGTGCAGGTCGTCGCACCCGAGGCGGTCATGGTGGCCGCGACCGCCGATGCGCGCGGATCGACCGGCCCCAGCACCAGCACCGGGCGACCTGTCGTGGGCGACAGCAGCACCCGCGCCAGGCCCTGGGTGGTCCCGGTCCCCCCGGCCTGCACCCGGTAGTGGCCCGGCTGGGCGGGCAGCCACACCGCGATCCCGCGCACACCCACCTGCACCAGCGGCGAGGAGACCGCGTAGACCGGTCCGATGACGGTCAGCGCCGGGTCCGCGTCGGCTGACGGCCCCTGGGGCATCGCCGCCGACACCACGCCCAGGACGTCCAGGTCGCTCACGCCGACACCGCCACATCCAGGCGCATACCCTCACCGATGTCCCGGACGGTCAGCGGCAGGTCGATCCCGGTCACCCAGCCCCAGACCGTCTCGGCCTGGTCGTCACGCGTGGTCACCAGGGCCACCGGGTCGTCCAGCTGGAGCCGCGGGTCGGGTGCCACCAGCGCAGACATGGACCGCGATGGGTCGGTCAGGCGACGCAGCATCGTGCTGGCGGCTGCCTTGGCCGCGGCGGTGGTGGCGATCAGCGGCGAGGACCACTCGCGCGTCACCGCTCCATAGGGGCCGGAGATGCGCATCGGCCCGGAGGTGACCTCGGCGACGGCCTGGACGTCCTCGGTGCCTGCCGCAGACGAGCGGGCCACGACACGGTTGGGTGCGTCGTCCCTGGTGTCGGCACGGGGAGCGGACACCAGGGTGCCGCGCGCCCCGTCGTGCAGGGTGACGATCGGGGAGGGGACAGCGGGCAGAGGTGCGCGCATCACGACCTGCCCCCACTCGTCGATGCGCAGCAGCGCCGGCCAGGCGTCCGCGATCTCGGTCAGCGCCGCCAGACGGTCCGTCGACCACGCCATCGAGGACGGCACGGTCCGGTCGCTCAGTGTCGGGTCCACCGACAGGCCGATGCCCGGGGGCATGATCCGACGCGCCTCCGAGGCCATCGTCCCGCCCGGCACCGGGGCCCGCAGCGTGGCCGGACGGTCCTCGGCGACCCGCCGCAGCAGCGACTCCCCGGACACGCTGACCGTGCCCGCGTCGTCGTCGTCCCAGCCGGTGACCAGGAAGCGGCCGACATGGACCTCCCACACCTGCCCGGTGACCGACGAGCCGACCAGGACCGTCACGTCGAGCTGCTGACCGAACCTCGCCAGCGGATGACCAGGGTCGATCCCGGGGCGCCAGTCCCGCCCGTCGGCGCGCGGCACGGCCAGGGTGAGCGTGTGCTGCACATCCCCGGCGCTGCGCGGCACCCTCGAGACCACCCGGCCCGACACCACCGGCACGTCACCCAGCCAGGTGCTGCCCAGCCACGAGGCGACCCGGCAGCCCCACGACACCGACCCGGACAGCACCTCGTCGCTCAGGCCGTCGAGGACCCTCATGCCAGGGTGCTCCAGTCGAACGCCTCGGCCTGGTCCCACGTCAGGGCCAGGGCGTCCATCGCGCTCCACGTCATCGCCAGGGCGTCGATGTCGTCCCAGGTGAAGGCCGACAGGACACGCGAGGGCTCCGGGTCGTCCACCAGCGTGAAGGTCAGCGACCACATGCGGTCGGTCGACATCTGCGGGCCGTCGACACCCGTCACCACGGCATCCCAGGTGACCGTCGAGGCCGCGTCGAGCGCCAGCAGGTCCACCGCGGGCAGGTCGCGGATCGCCCCGTCCGTGCGCAGCACCACCGGACCGCCCGAACGCAGCAGGGTCTGCATCCCGGCCGTGCCCGCCCGGTCGGTGCGCAGCGTCAGGCTGCCGCCACCGTCCCCGCCCGGGGCGTAGAACCTGGGTGGGCGCGCACGTCCGGGCACCGCCAACGTCGCGCCACGCACGACGTAGCCGCGAGCCAGGCCGTCGCGCTGCCACACGAACGGCACGACCGTCCGGCCGTCCAGTGACTGGAGCAGGTAGCGCGCCGGGTAGGCCACGGTGACCGGCGACGCCGCCACCGGCGCACCGTTGACCAGCGCCCGGTAGGTCAGCGGGAGGTTCAGTGGGGCGCGGTTGTCGACCAGGACTACCTGCGAGCCGGACGCCACCCCGGACCCGCCCGGGACCGCCCACGACGCACCCGCCGCCGTTCCCGACAGCGACCACACATCACCGGCCACCAGCCCCGACAGGGCCAGCGACACCGGACGCGGCTGCACCGACCCCAGCAGCGTCGCCGTCAGGGTCGCGACCATCAGCGGACCGCCTTCCGGATCGCCGACGCCATCTCCTGACGCACCACACCGCGCATCTGCGACGGACCCCACGGGGTGTCGAGCGTGCCGCTGATCTCCAGGCCCACCAGGGACATGGGCGCGGGTGCCGCAGCGGGGAAGTACGCCGGGGCCGACATGTACCGCGCCGGCTGCACGTACCCACCGGCGGCGTAGGCGGGAGCCCCGGAGTTGATCGCCTCCAGCAACGGGCGATGCTTGGCCGTCTGGCGCGCGTTGACCACGAACTCACCGCTCGCCGCGCGAATCACCATGTTGTCCACCGACGACGGAGCGCCCGGCAGGATGCCACCCGACGCGCGAGTGATACCACCGGCACCGCCCGCCCCGACCGCCACGTGCGCGTAGATCGGCTTCGACAGCAGCCCGAGCAGCGCCTGGACCTGCGAGTCGTCCACCACGAACGTGGTCGTCACGTTCGCCGGGATCAAGTTCAGCTCGTCGGCCAACGCACTCGCCTCGGCCGTCGTCATCCCCGCCGCCACGGCCGCATCGACGAACGCCTGACGAGAGGCGTCCATCTTGTCGACCAACTCGTCCTCAGAGGCGCCGTGCGCCTTCGCCGCGTCCACAGCCGCCCACGAGGCATCCGCGATGTCCAGCAGCGCCGACCGGTTCGCCCGGCCCGCGTCGGTCGTGATGTCGAGAGTCCGGCCGTTGTCCTTCACTGACTGGGTGGCGTCGTCGATCGCCTGTTCGAGGCGGATCTGCGCCTCCTCGTCCGAGAGGGCGACGCCCGCCGCTTCCTTCTGCGCGTCGATCAGGTCCTTGAGTGCGTCGGTGTACTCCTTTGTCGTGGAGATCCCTGCACCCTGGGAGCCGCGGAACCGGTCGAACGCGGACTGGGCTCCCTGCGCCGCAATCGCCTGCTCCTGCGCCGCCGAGGTGAGGTTGGCCGTCGTCCCCAGGACAGCAGCCTGCTGGTCGCGCCACTTGACCTGCGAGGCTGCGACTGCCCCGGTTTGGACACCGAGCGCCTTGAGCAGATCCTCCTGTGCCCAGATCGCATCAGACAGGCCGGTTGCGGCGCCGGCCGTGTCGCCCATCCCGTCCGCGACGGCCATCTCCGCGTCGAGATGGGCCTGGGCCGACGCCACGTAGGCATCCGTCGCGGCCTTGACGCGGCCCATCGCCGCAGAGGTGGGATCGAGCGCTGCGTCCACGAGGTCGTGCAGCGCAACGCCCATCGCCTTGGCCTTGTTGACCCAGCCGCTCTTCTCCAGGTCGTTGAAGATCGTCGCGCGCGTGTTCTCGGTGATCGCGCCCGTCGCCTGGTCGAGCGATTCCTTGAGGTCGTCGGTCCGCTGCTTGGCAATCTGCTGACCCTCGGCCCAGTCGGCGAAGACCACGGCGCCAAGCGCGATCGCCCCGGACAGGAGACCGGCCGCGCCGCCGGCGACGGACATCGAGATCTTCATCGCCGCCATCGCGACGCGCACGTTGTTGACCGCCACGACGATCTTCCCCAGCCCACCTACTGCGAGTGCTGACAATCCACCCGCACCGGCGATCACGAAGGCTGCGTTCAGCGCCTCCGGGGAGATGTTGCCGATGGCGTCGACCACAGCCTCGGCGCCCTGCACGATGGTCCGCAGCGCCTCGTTGGCACCCGTTCCGCTGTTGATGAAAGCGGAGTCGATCGAGCCGCCCAGACGCTCGATGTCGCCCTTGAGGTTGTCGGTCTTCGTCGAGGCGACCTCGGACGCGTAGCCGGAGTCGTTGACCGCCGAGGTCCACTTCTCGACAGCCTCACGGCCGCCGTCGTAGAGGATCCGGGCCGCCGTGATCTGCTCGTTGCCGAACATCCTGCCGAACGCCTCGTCGCGCTCGGCGTCGGTCAGGTTCTCCATCTTCGAGCGCATCTGCTCGGCGAGCCCGGCGAGCCCGACGAACTGCCCGTTCGCGCCGTAGACCTCGATGCCGAGCCTCTTCATCTCGTCGGCGGCAGTCTTCGACGGGGACGTGAGGCCCACGAGGATGCCGCGCAGGGAGGTCCCCGCCTGGAAGCCGAGGATGCCCTGCTGCGCCAGCTCCGCGATGACACCGACGGTCTGCTCCAGCGGGATGTGCATCTGGTTGGCGACGGGGCCGACGAACTTCAGGGCGCCGGTCATGTCGGAGACTTCGCCCATCGCCTTGCCGGCGGCGGCGGCAAGCAGGTCGGCGACGTGCGCGGCGTCGGTGCCGGGAAGCTTGAACTGGTTCAGCGTCGTCGCCATGGCCTCGCCGGCTTCGGCGACGCCCATCCCGGAGGCGGCGGCGAGGTCCAGCGCGCCGGACAGCCCGCCCCGGAGGATGTCGTCCGTCGCCACACCGGCCTTGCCCATGTTCTCGATGGCGCCAGCAGCCTCGGTCGCCGAGAACTGGGTGTCCGCACCGGCGACGATCGCGGCCTCGCGGAGCAGGCCCATGTTCTGGGTCGTCTCCATCGTGGCGGCCTTGACGTTGCTCATCGCCTGGTCGAAGTCGGCGAACTTCTTCACGCCGACGCCGACGGCAGCGGTGACCGCCGCGCCGATCCCCAGCAGACCCGTCGAGAGGGTGGAGACACCGGCGGTGTTGTTGTTCACCCACTGCCGGGTCGCCGAGTCCAGGGTGCGAATCTTCGAGAGGGCGTCGGTGACGTTCGCGCCGATGCGGAGGGTGATCGTACGGTCTGCCACGATTCACCCCCTGCGAGTCGGTGAAACGGGGCACCATGGGGTGATGGCGTTCGAGTACGTGACCATCGAGCTCAGCGCGAACGGCGCGCGGGACCGTGACCGGCGCTACACGGAGCAGATCAACGCGGTCGCCTCACACGGCTGGCGGCTCGTCACGGTCCAGGCGGACGGCCACTTCGGGGCGTTCGCCGTGTTCGAGCGGGAGGCGACCGATGGTTGACGTCGAGCGGCCCTGGGAGCGGGCCGACCGGGCGACATGGGAGGCGTCGCGTAGAGCCGGACGCCGCGCGACTGGGGCGTTTGTGGCGCTCGCTGTCGTGATCGGCGTCGTCGCTCTATCCCTGGTCGCCCTCGTGGCCTGGGCCGTCGCCGCCTAGCCGAACGCTCCACAGCAGCCCAGCCGAGTCCGCCCCATCCTGCTTCGACCATGCCTTGGCGGCGACGGCGATCCGCTTCGTCACCATGCAGACCTGCGGCTGCTGGGGCACGTCGAGCGCGAACTCCGTGGCCGGGTCGAGCGTGATCGACCTGGGCCAGCCGCAGCCGCATGGGCACAGGTACTCGTCCCGGTACCAACGTAGAGCCTCGATACCGGCCCGCTCCACGTCATCCCACTCGACCTCAGGGACCAGGAACACGCTCCCGTCCGGCTCCCGGACGATCTGCGTGCGGGGCTCCCACCCGTTCAGTCGCTTGAGGCTGATCCCACGTCGTTCTGCGGCTTCGAGGTCCGCTCGGAAAGCAGGATCGTGCGCGATGCGCTCGCGGAGAAAGGGGTCTCCTTGACGCCGCGGTTCAGGCCCATCACCGCGAGCGCGAAGTCCTCCCACTGGCCCTGGGTCATGGAGTCCGCCAGCGGTACCCACTCGGTGCGCGGGTCGAAGTCGACCGGGGCGCCCTCGTGGTCCGTGACGGAGATGATCGAGCGGGCGATCACCTCGTCGAGATCGGCGACGTGGAGGCGGAACTGCTCGTCGACCGGATCGCCCTTGACCGGCGGGTGCGTCGCCTCCCAGACGCTCCAGATCGAACGGGGCTCCGCCTGGAGCGTGAAGCGCAGCGTCGAGTCCTTCATCCGTGCCTCGACGGCCTGCACCGCGCGCGCCGCCTCGGGTGCGCGCGGCACCTCCCGCGGGTCGGTCACGTCCAGGTTCCGTGCCTCGTCGAACGCGGCTTGGGTGGCGTCGTGCTCTGCCACCAGCCCGAGGTTCGTCACAAGGTTGACGACCTTCGTGGGTCGGGTCAGGGTGATGCTCATGGTGCCTCTCCGCTCTCCGCTGGTCTCCGCGAGGTGAGCACCCCACCCCGGCCGAGCGGAGGGCGGCCGGGGTGGGGTGGTGGATCAGGCGCGCGTGTACGCCTTGGCGGTGGACGCGCCGGACGGGGTGGTGACGATCACCGCGGCCGACCCGGCCGAGCCCGTCGGCAGGGAGGCGACGATCTTCGTGGCCGACACGACTTCGAAGTCCGCCGCCGCCGTGCCTCCGAAGGTGACGGCGGTCGCACCGATGAAGTAGTCGCCGGTGATGGTGACGAGCTCCGCGGCGGACGCACCCGAGGGCAGGACCGTCGAGATCGTCGGGACGGGGGCGGTGCCAGCGACGACGCCCTTGACGACCTGGCCGACGACGAAGCAGGACCACGTGGACCGCTGCGTCTCGTTCGCCGCGGCGACGACCTCCTGGCGCACGCCCGGCTTGAACGGCCACGCCTCGTACTCCTGGCCGGCCGCCCAGGGGGTGTCCCACGCGATGCCACGACGACGCACGGCCCAGCGGGGCGCGTCCTCCGTCATCGTGTCGACGAGCAGGTTGAACGACGCGTCGTTCACGCTGTTCGTGTTGTCGATGCCCGTGATCGACAGGGAGCGGGTCTTGCGGCCCGGCTGCCCGAAGTCCTCGGTGGACGGCTCGCGCGGGTCGGCGATCGTCGCCTGCTGCGTCGTCCCCGCGAAACCGCCGGGGACCAAGTAGAGGCTGATCTGCGCGACGCTGCCGGCCGTCAGCTCGGAGAGGGTCAGGGCGGTCAGGTCGGCGGGCTCGACCGTGAGGATGTCCGTGCGAACGTTGCCGTCCGCCGGGGTCGACGGAATCGTCGTCATGGCGTGCTCCTAGGGTTGGGGTGAGTGCACTTCCACCCCGGCGGGGGGTGGTCTACGGGTCCGCTCAGGAAAGCGGAGAGGCGGTGAGCCGGAACGTGGCGGTCGCTTGCCACACCCGGCGTGACCCGCCCGACGTGGGGGAGAAGTCCGTCACGTCCGTGCGGGGGTCACTGATTGGGATCAGGGCGCCGCACGACCAGCCCGCCGCAATGGGTCGGGCACCATCGAGCGCGTCCAGGACGGTGCGCAGGATGTCCCCCGCGAACCCCTCCGTCACGGCAACCGCCCGGACAGTGACGATGAGGTCGCCCGCCTGGCGGGTCTGAGCCTCGGATCGATGCGACCCGCCCGGTGTCGCTGCGTTCATCACGACCCAGTGGGGCGTCGTCGCCGTCACCCCGGTCGCGTCGCCGTGGTACACGACCCACGTGCGACCAGTTGCGTCCGAGGTGGGGATCAGCGCCTTGATGGCGTCGGTGAGGGCGCTCACAGCAGCCCGCCGAGGAGGTCTCCGAGGGCCTTCTCCAGCCGCGGCCCCTCATGGTCGAGCGGGCCGTCCAGGGGCAGCGTCGCGCCACCGCCGTCGGGCCAGCCGAGGTACGCGCCCGCCAGGCCCGCCGACGGGTCCCGGTCGCGGTCCGGGCCGACCTCGAAACCGATCTGACCGAGGCGGTCGGCGCGGTCGTAGGTGATCGAGCGGGCGATCCTGTGGAACGACGGGGACTGGTCGGCGTCAGACTTCATCTCGTCCTTGATGTTCACCGCGCCGTGCTCCAGGACCTTGACCGTCTCCGGGAAGAGGCGCGCGGCCGCCTTGCCCAGGTCGACCGTGAGGCGCTGGATCTCCGAGGTGTCGATGCTGATCGAGTCGGTCACGCGACGACCTCCTCGACGGTCACCCGCAGCGCCGTGACGAGCGTGCCCCCGCCGGGCTGCACGACCCGGAACTGACGCCCGACGTCGAGCGGGTGGCCCGGGCAGGCGGTCAGGGTGACGCGTTGACCCACCGCGGCGACGAACGCGCCCGCGGGGAAACTGATCGTGGCAGGCAGCACGGTCCACTCGTGACCACCCGCCTCGGGAGTCGAGCGCGCATAGACCGGCGGCTTCACCGAGCAGGGGAAGGAACCGACCGGCAGGAACGGCGGCTGGCCCGTCAGCGGGTCAGGCTCGGCCGTGGGGTCGGGGCGCTCGACGAGGGCCGTGTCGCGCATCCGGGTCAGGGCCTCGGCCTGGAGCTCGAGCGTGGCCGCGGCCAGGTCGTCACCGAAGGTCACAGCGGCCACCAGGCAACGTCGGGCTCGAAGCCGGGGCGGATCGAGCCCATGGGCGCGGGCGGGAGCAGCAGCGCCCACTCCTCGTCGGTGATGCGGAGCTGCCCGTCCGAGAGCACGGCGTCGCGCGTCTTGGACACGGTGCCGTCGTCGACGGTCTTGGAGACCTGCCGCAGACCCTCAGGGTTGCGGACGACGCGAGCCACGGCCGCAGACTCGATGCCGGAAACCAGGTCGGACGCCAGGTCGCCATCGGCGATACGCGCGTCAAGGTCGCGCACGCGCGCCCGGATGGTCGCCTCGACCCGCATCAGCCAGCGATTCCACTGGGTGAGAGTCTCGACGTCGGAGGGAGTAGGGCGGCCAAGCTCGGCCGCCACGTCAGAGACGTTGGCAAGCGTCATGACCGCCCCACCCCCTCCATCGGTCCCGGATCAGGCGGCGTCGGTGTACGCCACGAAGGCACCCGCCGCGCCGCTGGTCACGAAGCCGTAGTAGGCCTCGACCAGGAGGATCACGAGGTTCTCCTGGAAGGCGCTGTGGGTGACGTCCGCCTCGTCGACGTAGGACGCGACGTCCGACACCTTGATGGTGATCGCCATGCCCTGGCCCCAGGCGGCCTGGGTCCAGTCGCCGCCGATGGCCCGCAGCTTCGTGTCGGCCTCGGGGGTCTGGGTGACCACGACCGCCGGGGTGGTGCCGCCGGTCAGTGCCGAACCGTCCGCGAGGATCGGAGCGGCCGGGCCGCCGACCGGAGCCAGCGTGACCGTGTACGGACCACCAGCCGCGCCGGCGACCGTCGCCGCCGCCCACAGGGCACCGAGCGCGCGGACCGCCGTCTGCACCGTGGCCGCAGCCGCGTTGTAGGCCAGCGCGGTCGTGGCCGCCCCGCCGATCGACAGGGTGAAGGTGCCGCCGGTCGGCGTGCCGGTGACCGTGACGACCTGCACCCGCGAGCCGTGGCGCCGGTACGCGCCGCTCACGCCCCGGTTGAATGCGGCCGGGTAGCCGATCAGGCTGGTCGCGTCGTCGGGCATCAGCGCGCGGCCGGTGGTGTCCGTCGCGAGCTTGAGCGTCGGACGCAGACGAGGGTCGGCACCGAAGCCGGAGAAGTCGAACCCTGCGTCGACGACCAGCTTCTCGCCGTTCACCAGGTCGGTGCGGATGCCGCCGGTCGCCTGGCTCGCGGTGCCGAGCTCGACCGAGCCGGCGCCCTTGAGCAAGTAGTCGTCGAACGGCCCGGCACCGCCCGTGCGCAGGTCCTTGCCGTGGATGCAGGCGTGGTCGAACGCCCGCGACAGGGACAGCGGCAGATCCTGGGACAGCTGGGCGTACAGCCCGGCCGCGTTGGTGGCCGCGACCTCCTGGCTGACGGGGACGAGGAGGGCCAGCTTCTTGCCCTTCATCGTCCGCACGCCGGAACCGGAGGCGCCGACCGGCTTGCGGGCGCCCTCGCCGACCCATCCGGCGACCGGGACGTCCATGCTGACGGGGATCTCCGTCTGGGCGGTGATCGCCAGCGGGACGCGACGCGCGAGGGACTGCACGACGGACAGCTCGTTGGTCTTCTCGAAGATCGGCCCCGTGACGGTCGGGGGCAGGAGCGTCGCGGCGACGCTCGAGAGCAGTGCGGGCATGATTGGCCCTTTCGGTCAGGCTCGGCCGGTGCCGAGCTGCTGGGACAGGAATGCCGCGAAGTCCGCCGCGGGGCCGGTAGCCGGCGTGGCGCCGGTGCCGCCCTGGGTGCGGTCGGGTCGCGGGGTGGTGCTGGTCGGCGTCACCTTCGACTTGAGTCCCTCGGCGTCGGCCTCGAGCTCGGCGAGCGTCGTGCCGACGAGCCGGGGTGCGAGGGACAGGTCCAGGCCCTTGTTTGCGGCGGCCTGGAGGCGCAGCGCCTGGGCAGTGGCCCTCGCGGCCTCGTCCTGCGCTGCCTTGAGCGCGTCCGCCGCCTTCTGGGCGTCGGTCTTCTGCGCATCCTCGAATGTCTTGACCTTCGCCAGCGCATCGGCCAGCGCCTTGTCGGCCTCGGTCTTGGCGGTGCGCTCGCGCACGAGCGCGGCCTTGCCGGGGTCGCCCAGTGCGGTCCACTCGGCCTCCGACACGCCGTCGGGGCGGGCCGGGGCGGACGTCTGGGTGGGCGCGGCTGGCGTCGCGGTGGTGGTCGCGTCCGTCGTGGTGGCGGCCGTCGGGTCGTCGGGCATGGTGACGTCTCCGAATCGCTCGGGATGGACCCGTGCCGCATCGCGCGGCCGGGGGTCAGAGGGACCGCGGGATCGCGTCCAGCGGATCTGTGAAGCGCTCACCTCGGCGCACGACCTGGCGGCGGAAGTCCTTCTCGACCTTCGCGGCGATCTGCGGTGTGAGGCCGGCGCCATCGCGGGTGAACGGGTTGCGGCCGTGGACGACCTGCTCGTAGCGCATCGTCGAGTCGAAGACCCGGCGCTCGGCGGCCGTCATCGTGGCCGGGTCGCGCAGGTCACGGACCCCGGTCGCCTGTGCGCGTCGCACCGCATCGGATGCGCCGCGGCGGGTCCCGCCGCGACCCATCTGGCCGAAGCCCTGGTAGTCCGCGCCGATGATCGACCCGCCCGGGATCTGACCGCCGGGGACGATGTAGCCGTGGCGCTCCAGCAGCGCCAGCGCCTCCTCGCGAGACGTGGCCTGCGCATAGATGCCGTCCGGGGTCAGGCGTCGCCCGCGAAGGTCCTGCGCGAAGCCGTGGCCGTAGGTGCGCGGCCCGCGCCGGTCACGCGCGGTGCCTTCCAGGGTCGTCAGGCCCTTCGCGCCGCGGCGGGCGTTGCCGACGCGGTAGATGTCGGCGCCGTCACGGATGGCCTGCGCGTCACCGGGACCCCAGAAGGCGTCCTGCTCGGCGGCGCTCATGGCGTTGAAGTGCTCGTGTGGGTCCGCCACGAGTCCCGACGATGCAGCCTGCGAGCAGGGCACATGCACGCAGTCGTCATGCGGATGGCGCAGGAAGCCGGCGTTCCATCGGTAGAAGCGCCCTGCGAGGATCACGCAGTTGGGGCACGACTGGCCGACGAGTTGCCGCACGTAGCCCGTGCCCTTGCGGGTGGCGATGTCCACGCTCGTCGCCGAGCGGGCCGTGTCGGACAGGACCGAGGACAAGATCCGGTCGAGCGCGCCCCGGGCCGACGACAGAGCCGGGGCGGGTCCCATGCCGCCGCCGATCAAGGTCTTGGCGGTCGCCGCCGGGGAGTGCAGCAGGCCGGCTAGGTCCCGGCCGTCGGGTGCGACGCCGGCGAACGCCCGAGGGTTCGTGATGGCCTCGGGTGCGACCCACGCGCCCTGTTCGGCCAGAGTGTCGGCCGCGTACAGCGAGCCGGAGAGCGCCACCCGCTCCTGCGCCGCCGTCACGACGGGGAGCAGGCTCCGTGCGGCAGCGTCCCAGGACTCACCGATGTGCGCCGAGTCCACAAAGCGCCATGCGCGACGACCCTGCGCGATCAACCGCGCCTGCTCCTCCAGGACGCGGGCCGCATGGGCGGTCGCGGCCTCACTGACCGGCGGCACCGACCGAAGTCAGGCGGTCGAGGGTCTCGCCGAAGATGCCCGACTGCTCCTCGGCGGTGAAGTACGCACGCTCCTTGTCCTTGCGCGCCTTGCTCCACCCGAGCTCGTCCCAGTAGCCCTCACGGGAGAGCACCCCTGCCGCACGCCGCTTTGCCAGGGCGTCCTCACGCTGGGAAACGGTCGGGGTGGCCGGGTCGAACCAGTCGACGCCAACCCGCCGACCCTGCGGCCAGACGCCGGTCGCGAACCGGTAGGCGAGCGCGCCGACCTTTCCGAGCGTCACGCCGACGTCCTCGTTTTGCTGCTCCACCGACCGGTTCAGCGTCGACTCGTCGGCATGGATCGCCCCCTCGGCCGGGGGGTTCGCCGGGTGCAGGCCGAACAGCCGGGCGGGGAAGCCGGTGACGATCGACGCCTGGGCGCCGTAGATCTCCATCGCCGTCTGGAAGTTCTTGAGGTCGGCGGCGTCCACCTGGTAGACGTGCGCGTTCTCCTTCGACAGCGTGTTCATGGCGTCGAAGTACGCCTCGAACATGGGCACGGGCTTGCCCGCGGCGTCCAGGAAGTCGCCGCGGGTCACGCCGGTCAGGAAGATGCGGGGGATGCCCTGCGCCTCCTGCGCGAACTGCATGTTCGTCAGCGACCGGGCGGCGCCGTCCGTGAAGGGGATGACGTCGCTCATCTGCGACTCGCCGACGAGCTGGCCCGGCATCCGCCGGTTCAGGTGCACGACGACCGGCACGACGCCCAGTCGGTGCTCGTTGCGGTCAACCTCGACCCATGTGCCAGCCGAGTCGCGGTCGCACCAGACCGTCGCGTCCGGCAGGTACAGCGTCGCGTGCCGCGCGTCGAGCGCCGCCAGGGTCTCGTCGGTGTCGTCGGCGTAGAAGCGGCACGCCGAGGTGACGGTCTCCTTGCGGGTGTCGGTGATCGCCGACAGCTCGCGCGGCGACTCGGCCCGCACGAGCGGCAGCGTCGGGTCGTCCTCGTTCGCGCCGACGCTCATCAGCGCCCGGCCGTAGATAAGCCTGCAGAGGTTGAACATCGACAGGTGGGCCGGGAAGTTCGACGCGGCCAGCGCAGCGTCGAGCACCGGGTCGGCGACGTCCTCGCCGGGTATCATCATCGACCGCATCTGCTGACGAGCGTTGATGGTGTCGACGACCACCCGTGGCCAGTTGGCGATCATCAGGAACCGGCGCATCTCGGGCGGGATTGCCATCCCGAGCTGCTCGACCCGCTGTCGGCCGCGGTAGTACCGCTCGTTCAACTCGTCGGCCAGCGCAGTCGACGCCAGGCGACGCTCATGGCGCGCGATCAGAGCCAGCTCGTCGGCGGAGAGTGCCACAGCGCCCCCCTCGGGTCGATCAGCGCGGCAATCGGAAGTACGCGGGCTCGGGTACGGCCGACCAGCCCTCAGCGCGGGCATCCGCGGCGGCCTCGTGGGCCAGGACGTCAGCCATGGCCAGGTCAATGTGCTGGTGCTCGGAGGGCTTGCCGAGGATGAACTTGTCGCCAGCCTTGGCGACCATCCGCGCGTTGAGCACGTGCGTCTTCCATGCCTGGTCGGCAAGGTGGTGCGTCGTGCCGGCCAGCAGGTCGGTGCGGTACCGCACCAGGGCGTCGAACATGCGTGGGATCTGGTTCGTCGGCCACTTCACGACCCGCTCCTCGCCGTAGGTGAGGGCGAGGTCGTCGATCTCGGTCTCCCACTCGCGCGGGTCGCAGTAGACGCGCTCCACGTCGTAGTTCGCGAACAGCCACGCAAACGCCGACAGCACCTCGCCGCGCGGGATGCGACCGCCGTGCTCATCGGGGTTCCAGAACGTCGGGCGCAGGTCTCCGCCGACGTCATAGGTGGGGGTGAATCGCAGCCGCGAGACATCCTCGGCGCGGATCGCGGTCCAGTCCTTCGAGAACGACCCGTCGAAGCCAAGGCAGATCCGCCGCAGCGGCTCCCGGGTGACCAAGACCTGCTGGCCCGTGATCTCAGCCTCGGTGAGGTAGGCGCCGCGGCCCTGCACGAGCCTGTTGCCGTAGAACCGCTCCGCCTGCGTCGGGTCCGTCTCGACGAGCTCGGCCGCCTCAGCGTCGATCGCGCTGGGGTCGACCCACGGGGAGTCGGCGTACACGTGCACATGGATCTTGTGCCGATCCCGCCTGCTTCCGTAGGACAGGTCGGCCGGCGGCTTGCGGTAGTAGCGGAAGATGTCAGGGCGCCGGGACTCGAACGCCTGCTGGGCCGCTGAGTTCTCCATCGGGTCCCACGGGTTGGTCAGCTCGACCGTGCGGCCCTGCATCGCGGCAACGCCGCGGCGCATCGTCTGCCAGGTGCCCAACACGCCGTTCTCGGCGGTGTACGTGCCCGACTCGTCGCCTAGGGCACAGGTCAGCGGCTGGCCGAGCTTCGAACGCGCCTTCGACGTCAGCGGGACGATGAGGCCACGGTTCGGCAGGCGGACGAAGCCCTCGCGAACCTTCACGAACGCACCCAGCGGGCCGTTGTGGATGAGCGTCTGCAACGGCTCGTAGACGTTCGCCGTCTGCGACTCCGCCGCCGCCAGGAGCCCAATCAGGGACTTGCGACGGGGGACACCCATCGCCTCGCCAAGCTCGTATGGTCGCTCCCAGCCACAGTCGCAGCCGTGGTCGGCGCAGCGGTAGACCTCACCACCCTTGGCCCACCCGGCGAACAGCGCGGGGCCAACACCCTCGAACAGCAGGAACCCAGCACCCCACGGCGACTTGCCGGCCTTCTGTGGGCCGACGACGACCGAGCGCCGGTAGTGGAACGGTGCGAGTAGCCGACGCGGGTCGACCAAGGCGTCCGGCTTGATCCGGTAGTGGCTCGCCGTGACGAAGAGCTGCCAGCCGTTGAAGACCAGCGGATCACCCTCATAGACCCCACCCGGGACCTTGCAGTGCGCCTCGATCCAGTCCGTTGCCAGGAAGCCGAGGGTGTGCAGCGGATCGAAGTCGATGGCGAGGTCGTCAGCCGCCACTGCCGGAGACGACCTTCATCCGCGACCGTGAGCCCGACGAAGCGGCCGGCGCAGTCTCGGGGTCGCGGCGGTCGGCCAGCTCGTCCTTCGCTACGGCCCAGCCCATCTCGGCCAGACCGGCGGTCGTCATGCCGATCTGGTCCGCGAAGCGGTGCAGGCTGTTCTTGTCGGCGGCTGTCGCCTCCGACGACTCGCACAGCACGAAGGTCCGGACATACAGCCCGATCGTGTGCAGCCGCCACGACTCCGACGGCATCGACCAGGCGCACGCCTGCGGGGTGCGCCACAGCCACGACCACAGCTCGAGCTCGCGCTCCCACACGCCCTCGGTCGCGTCATCGTCGACCTCGCGATGCAGCTCGCGATCCTTGCCCGAGCCGTCGAACCACTCGTGCCAGATCAGACGCTTGCGCAGCGGGAAGTCCGGGGCCTGGCCGGCGTACCCCTCGGCCGGCAGCGCCGTCAGCTTGTAGCCGCGACGATCCGAACGAGCCGAGTCCGGGTCAGCGACCGCGCCGTTCCGGTTGCGACGTCCACCGCTGGTCATGTCCATCACTCCTCGCCGGCATCGCGCCAGCACGGGGCTCGAGGACGCCTCGCGCGCCACTCGTCAAGGGTCGAGCCGGGGATGTTTGCCTCCGCCGCGGACTTTTCGTCCCTCTCCGGCGGTCCGCTGACACACCCTGAGGGGTGCCCCCCTGGGGCTTCAAGCGTCGGGTTCGGGCTGTCGTCGCGTCGCGTTGCTCAGGTGTGCGCCGCGTCGCCCGCCGTCGCGTTCGTTGCAGGCGATCGTCTGAGGCCCGAGGTAGCTGAGTCGGTCTGCGGTGTGTCCGAGCTGCCAGCGTGTGCCGGTGATGCGGGCGCCGCACCCGTCTGCGCAGTGGATGATCTCGCCGGAGTCGATGCGTCGCTGCCAGTCGGCTCGCAGTGCGTCGTGGGTGGTGCCGTACCCCCGCTGCTGCCGGGTGCCTCGGGCGCGGGTGTGGCGTGGGCAGTAGGGCTCGCCGTGGATCAGGATCGTGGGACAGGCGACGATGCGCTCGCCGATGCGGTCACGTCCGGGGCAGCGACGGCCAGCCATGGGGACTCACCCCCACACACACGAAGGCCCCGGCGTCTCCGCTCGGGGCCTGGGGTGCACTACTGGAACGATCGCAGGATCCCTGTCAAGCCCCCCACTGTCAACCCGACACGCTGGGTGGATGCTCATCCCGCGCTGTGCCGCACACGAATCTGCCGCAGCAACGTGTCCACGGCCTGCTCGTCGAAGGATCCGCGGCGCTGCCCACGCACCCACTCCTCGGGCGTCAGGGTGTGGCTCCTGTCCTTCGTGCACACCAGGTCGCCGATCGTCTCGTCGGCACGCACCACGGTGGCGTACTGGCCGCGGCAGGGCACTCGCTCGCCCATGTCGCTGGTGGCGTGCTCCAGGCAGGGAAGCCCTAGTCGCCACACCCGCGATCCCGACGGGCGGGCCGTGCGGATGACGAGTGCCGCGTAGCGGTCGGCGTCGTCCTGGACGGCCTGGGCGAGCATCGGGTCCCCGTGCTCGGTGAAGTGACCGGCGCGCGGCTTGATGGCGTCGATGAGGCTCTTGGTCGAGGTGTCGGCCGGCGGCGTCCAGGCGGTCTCGTCCATCAGCACGTGCGCCAGGAAGACGACCCACTGTCCGACCTCCGCCACGACGTCCGCGACGGCCGGGTCTAGGGGCGGTCTGGAAGTGGGCGGAACTCGCACGCCGGAGCGGTCGGCCATACCGTCACGCGCCAGCGCGTCCTCCAGCTCGTCCCAGGCCGACGCGATGGCGGTCAGGTCACGGCGCAGCGCGAGCGAGCGGTGGTCTCCGGCCTCGCTGGTGCCCGTCTGAGGGGTTGGAATGACACGGTTGGTATTCCCGTCCAGACCGAGGGTGTTCGGGCGCGAGGCGGGCGCGTGGGTGGCAATCTGTGGCGGCTGGGTGGTTCGCACCCGGCGGCGCTCTGCCGGGTCGTCATCACACCCACACGGGCGCTGGAGGTGGCAGTCCTGGCAGGTGGTCACGTCGTCCCCCTCGGCTGGAATCCCATGCGCACGGATGGTCGGGTCGTCACCCGTCGCCCTCCTGGTCGTCGGTGCCAAAGTCGTCGGCGCGCACCACTTCACCGTCTCGTGCCACCTCGAGCACCCGGCGCATCAGCTGGCCTCGCCGTCGAGCGCGCGGATGGTCTCGCAGGGCCAGGTGTTGTGATCGTGGTCACAGATGTCCGGGAAGTCGCTCTGCCCGAACTCCACGAAGTCACCAGAGCGCCACGGGCGCCGGAGGTGGCCCGCCCGCACGGCCGCCACCTTCCGCTCGGCAGCCTCAGCGCGACGTTCCTCCATGCGCGTGACGTGGCGCGCGGCCTCGGCGGACTCCCGCAGCCGCCCCACCTCCGCCGTCAGGGCGTCGTGGTCGGCCAGGAGCGCCAGCACGTCGTCCGCCGACCGCTCAAGGGCCAGGTACCGCAGCAGCGAGCCCTCGTCGTAGTTCTGCGGCTGGTCGAACCGCTCCCGGATCGCCTCGACCTGCTCGGGGATGAGGGTTCGTTCGCCTTCATTCCCGGAGCCGAAATGTTGGTGGAGCGCCCGATCGCCTTCATTCGGCTCGGGGGTGAGGGTGTCAGGCACGGGTCGCCTCCGTCATGACCAGGTGTCCGTTCAGGCGGTTGATGTACGCGTTCCCGGGGCCGTCCAGTTCGGGGCGGCGTCGCAGGACAACGCGACGACCCCACCTGTGCTGTTCGAGCCGGAAGCCGAGGCGGGCGATCCATCCGTCACGCATGGTCCCCTCCTGCGGCCAGGCGGTCGGCGCGTTCGCGCAGCAGTTCGCCCGGCGTCTTGCCGTGCTCACGGATCGACGTGATGCCGTCGTTGGCGACGAATGTCTCCCACGTCCAGTCGATCTCGGCAGCCGCCTCCCGCAGCGCCTTCTCCGCCGCATCCCGCTCGACCTGCTCACGGGACGGGGCGTCGGGGAACAGGGCGAGGACGGCAGCCGCTGCCGTCCGATGCGTGTCAACCACCTGCGCCTCAACGCTGAGCGGCCTTCGCGCGCCAACGAGCGCCGTCGCCCAGTGAGCGCCGGGGTTGAGGCATTCGAACAGCACCGCCGCTACGTCCTCCACGCTCGGCAGGACTCGCGCAGCCCGCGCAGCCTCGGCGTCGTGAGCGGCGAGGTGCGGCAGGATGGCGGCGAGAACAGCGTCGGTGATCGCATTCGTGAGATCACGGGTCGCCAGCGTCTGCCCGACGTCCTGGACGTAGATCCGGTGCGCAGCCTCGCTCGCCGCCTCGATGGCCTCGGTGGGAATCTTGCTCATGCCGTCCTCCATTCGGTCACGTAGCGGTGGACGGCGTGCCACCCGTGGTCCTTGTCCACGCCGTCCGGTGGCAGCCACAGCAGCGCCTGGGCCTCGTCGTCCATGTCGATGTGGTCGGGATTCGTCCCCGTCGTCTCCACGGCCCACTCCTCACCGTCCGGCAGCAGCCCGGCAGCGGCGAGCATGTCGGCCTGGTGGGTGGCGATCACCCGGTCGGTCTCTGCGTCGTCCTCAGCCGACCCGATGGTCCGGTCGCAGGTCGTGCACCAAAGGTCGCCGTCGACAGTCGCGATGTGCTGCTCCCCGTGCGCCGCCAGCACCTCTGCCGCCAGGGCGTCGTAGGCGGCCAGGAGGGCGGCGATGTCCTTCCGGTACCAGCGGGCCATCGACTCGTCGGGCGCGAGCCCGTTCGCAATGGCGAGGCGGTCACCAATCGCCTCGACCTGCTCGGGGGTGGGGATGTCAGCCACGGGGAACCTCCTGGGTCGCTCGGCTCGCCAGGCAGTCCGGGCAAGTCACCTCATCCCAACTGTCAGTGTCGTTCAGCCACTCCGAGGTCAGGGCACACTCGGCGCGCCTCCCCAGGAACGTGTAGGCGTTCAACTTGTGAACGACGGGGCGACGGGCCATCACGCCTCCCCTCCTGCGGCCAGACGGTCGGCGCGGGCACGCATGTAGGCCCGCGCATTGCCGGCCTGGTTGTTGTGGACGTAGCCGGCCACCGCCGGATCGTCTGCCGCGTCTCGCAGCGCCTTCTCCGCCGCCTCTCGCTCGACCTGCTCACGGGTCGGGGCGTCGGCCAGGGCGGTAGCGACCTCACGGATAGCTGAGCGCGCCTGGTCCATCACCGCGCGGGCTGCCATCCCGAGGCTGTGATCGCCACGGTTGAGCGCCGCCGTCAACGCCTCGAAGGCGTCACCCAGGCCGTCCTCCACGCTCGGCAGGACTCGCGCAGCCCGCGCCACCTCGGCGTCGTGAGCGGCGACAGCCGCGAACACCTGCTCTTTGGTCGGCAGTTCCATCCAGTCGAGAACCATCCCGCGGAACTGGCTCGTGTACTCGTCGTCGCTCATTTCGCCACCACCCCTCCGCACTCGCACACGTAGAGCCAGCCCCGACCGGAGTACCCGGGCGGCGTGGTGATGCCCCGGTTTGTCCGAACGGCGTGGCCGTAACGCCAGACATGCCAAACCAGTCGCACCATGCCGAACGGGCGCTCCGCCATCGGCGTGTACTCGTCGCTCATGCCGTCCTCCATTCGGTCACGTAGCGGTGGACCGCCCGTCGGTTGCGAGCACTGATCGGGGCGCCGTTCTTGACCGCAGCGCGAGCGACCCGCTCGCCGTGGACCCCCTGCTCGACTGTGATGACGCCGCTCGGGTTGTCCATCGTCGGGTCAGTTGTTCGCTCGAACTGCACGCCCCACTCCTCGCGGTCCGGCAGCAGCGCGGCGGCGGCGAGAATCTCGATTTGGTGACGCGCCAGACCGACGCCCTGGATGCGGGTGGAGCAGCCGTCGCAGATCATCCCCCGGGCGTCTTCGGACCAAGAGGACGAGCCGTGCAACGACAGCATCTCCAGCGCCTGCTCGCGGGGCGTCGGGTCGGTCACGTGGTCACCTCGTGCGTGAGGGTCGGGTCCGTCTTCGACCCGTGACCGCAGAGCGAGCAGGTCCAGAACTCGGGAACCGTCCGGCTGTCGTAGGGGCCGAGGAACGACTCGTGGTGGACCCAGTCGTGGCCGACGCGCTCACACTCGCGCTTGTCGCGGCAGTTGCGGCACAGCAGTTCGTCGCCGATGACCACGTGGTCCGCGTCGTCGTCGTCGTCCGCAATGCTCGCGAGGGCGTCCTCGATCGAGTCGAAGTG